ATGGAAGCACACTTCCTATTTATTGCTTGGCAACGGTTCCAGGAGCATGGGAAGTTTTACCGAATACAGTGGTTCAGATGCTAACTTCAGTTCCTAATAATATTCCACTGACTGTGACTAACCCGGTTTCTGGTATTCCGTCTTTATCTGGTGAGCCTATCAGCGTTTTTCGTGAGCGTTGCTTCACGGCTGGTTTGGCAGCTTCTACAGGAATGGGTCGTTATTTAAAGACGTTGGTGGGAAATATTCCTGGTGTTCAAAATAGATTAATTGCAGTTCAGAACGATGGTGATAAGTTCGTTGTAATTGTCGGAGGAGGTGATCCTTATCAAGTTGCCAATGCTATCTGGCAGGCTGACTTTAATTTTCTAGGTCTCGCCGGGGCTACAATTTATATTGATGGAATATCAAATACAAATCCTATTGTAATTACGACAACTAATAATCATAATCTTGTAACAGGAGATGTAGAACTAATAACCGGGGTTCAAGGGGGAATGTCAAACTTGAATACTAATACTTATACGATAACTAAAATTAGTGATCAAACATTTAGTATTCCGGTTGATGGAACTGTAATGGGGACATATGTATCTGGAGGGATAGTTTCTCCAAACCCAATTAATCAATATGTTTCTATATCTGATTTCCCTGATACATATGTCATTCCTTATGTTATTCCTCCACAAGAAGTAGTGGATATTGTGGTAACTTGGGAAACAGATTCACCGAATTTTATTTCTCCTGATGCTATCGCTCAAGCGGCTGTACCAGAAATTATTGATTATATTAATTCATTACCGGCAGGGACGACTCCAATCAATTTAAATGTGTTGAATAAAGTATTTCTCGATTCAGTCGCTGATATCTTGGTTGGTGAATATATAATAGATTTAACATTTTCTATTTCGATAAATGGTGTTGGTAGGACTCCTCAAGCTGGAACTCAGGTTATTTTTGGTGATCCCTATAGTTACTTCTATACTCAAAATGGTCAGATTACAATAATAAGGATTCTCTAATGTATCGCCTTTCTCCGGGATACGTTTCTGAAGTAAGAGAAGGAGGACTTTCTGTCCAAGTTGCTGATACTACCATGGGTACGCATGGTGGTCTTATTATTAATCCATTAAGTGCCGAGGATCAACATGTAGGAATAGCAGAATCACTGTACGTTAACCTAATACGTTCCATTACACCAAGTTTGACTGTACCTGGAACAGTCGAATTATTTCCAGGTCAATGGTTTCTAGTTCCACCTCAATCTAATGTTTGGGTGAATGCTCAATCTGGTGGTCATGCATTTACTGCTTTCTTTACTGATGTTTTTACTCCACATTTTCCACCAGATGTTGTTCCTGGTCAACCAGTTGGTCCTCATACTCCTGCTAGTGGTACAGGAGCAGTAGGAGCAGAAGCAGGACAGCCTCCATTTCCACCTTTTAATGTTTTAGGATTGACTACGGTTATTCCTTCATACCTATATCAACAATATACAGATGATGATGATTTGCAAGGCTTTGTGGATTCCCAAAATACAATGCAGCAGGATTATGTTGATACATTTAATGCTCTTAATCTTCCTATTTATCCTGGTCCTATAGTTCAAGGAGCCTTATTAGATTGGGTTGCGCGCGGTGTGTACGGGATGGCACGTCCAGCATTACGTACTGGACGATCTCAGTCTATGGGTCCATTGAATACTTATGGATGCAATTGGTTAATTCCTATGTGGATGGAGGTTGGTGCGCATGAAGCTGCGGAGTTTGCACTCAATGTATGGGACTTGGTAGGTCCTGGCAATGTGGTTCTTGCTAATGATGATGTTTACAGGCGTATTCTAACATGGCACTTTTATAAAGCGGATGGAAATTATTTTTCGTGCAGATTTTTGAAGCGTCGCATATGGCGTTTCTTATATGGAAAGGATGGCTGGTCATCGAACTTTGCTATAGATCCTGCAATAGCAGGAGAACATCCGTCCCCCGTGGGTGGATATTATTCAGATCCTGATGATGTTTTTATAGCAGATACACGACAAATCAGTATAACTTTGGGAGCAAGTCGTAATGTTACAATTCGTTTTGTGTTAGGAAAGCGGACCGTTTATTTTGGAGCAATGTCTAACGGCTTTGGATGTAATGGTTTTGAAGTAGCATTTGGAAAGAGTCCAGCATGGGATATAGGAACTGATATAACAAAGATGCCTACTGGAATACAGCCTCCTGCTGGAATTTACTTAAATGATATTGAGACTAGTTATGTTCCTTATCCACCACTTCCATTTATGTATATATTCAAAGAAGCATTGGATTGTGGTGCTTTAGAAGTTCCGTATCAGTGGAATTACACTTGTCATATAGGGTGAGAACATGACTCTGCTTTGGACCAATAATGCTTCTTCCACCATTGCAGGGAGCATCACAGCGACAGCTACCACGGTTAATCTGGCACCGGGAACAGGAATATTGTTTCCTCAACCATTAAATGTTGGTGATCTATTTAAGGCGACTTTCTATGATCAGCAAACCAAAACAATAAATGAAATTGTTCATGTTACAGCAAGATCTGGTGATCAGTGTACCATTGTTCGTGGGCAAGAAAATACGACTCCAGTAGCTTGGAGTGCAGGTGATATATTCGCAAATCTTATTACGGCAGATACTCTTCGCCATTTTATTCAGTCTACAGGTCCAGCCGCGGATACATCTATTGTTTATGTAGGAATCGATACATCTACAAACGTAAATCTAATCATTGCAAACACCACTCCAGTTCCAGCAAGTTTTCAGATTGGAATGTTGTTTAATATTAAAATGTTGAATGCTAAGTTTCCTCCCGTAATATCATCTGGTCCTCCTCCAGTTACGGGTGATGTTATGATGCAGCTTAACGGTCAAGCTGGAGTAGCTGTAAAGCGTACAGATGGTTCAGCTTTTATTGGTGGTGAAACTACGGGTGGCGAAGAATATATCTTCATTTACAATGGTTCACATTTTACATCAACAGTTATGCATGTCAAACCACAACCTCCACAGACAGTATTCTATGTGAATGGTACTTATGGAAATGATTGGAACTCCGGATTTTCTGATAATGGTGGTCCTACTACACAAGCTTTTAAAACTTGCCAAGGCGCAATTAATCGCATAAAGGAACGATATACCTCTACCGTTGCTATCACTGTTAGAGTTGCGGATGGAATCTATGATACTGGGTTCTCTGATAGTGACAATTATATTGCAGGTTGGACTTTTATCGGTAATCCAGCTAATCCACAAAATGTGGTGATTGATTCCACAAGCACGAGTCTTGCTCATTTTCAATCTAATGGTTCCCCAGCAGGAATTTCTGTTGCAGTTGGACCTTTTGCTTATTTCGTTGTGCAAGGGTTTACTTTTAAATCGCAATATCCAAATGTTCAATCTAGTGGAACATTGACTTTAATAGATTGTCATTTTACGCCTCCATTATACCGACCAGCGAATATTCATACAATTATTGCTGATGCAGGAACTATATCTATTACTGGAAATTGTAGTTATGATGGAACATTAGGTGCAAGTGCTGGAATTTTTGATGCAGGTGCGGCTGGAGTAATGGGGATTGGTTCTAGTGGTGATCCTGTTTATGGTCAGACTACTACTTGTACGTTTTATTTGAATGGAAATCCATCCTTTGCTCTCCCGGCTGGTGGTTTTGGAGCTCTTGTAACAGCAGAAACAAATTCTCTTATTCAGTTTTCTCAAAGTTATGTGACTTTTACAGGAGGTGTGTGTGATGGTTATGAGTATATAGCAACTGCTGGTGGAGGCATATACTTTGATCAAGGAGCAGTTGATGGTTGGCTTCCTGCAACAATGCCTGGATATACAGAGATCTATGGATGGGCTATCTAAAAGGAGCTAATCAATGACTGTACCAATCCCTGGACTTGCTTCACAGACTCCAGCTACCCCTGGTCTTCCGGTTAACGCTATAGCCTCGAATCAATCAGGCGGGTATATTGTTAATCCACTCTCAGCAGTAGACCAGGGGCTTGCTACTGCTGAAGTTCTTTATGTTAATCAGGTTGGACCTAGTGATACACAAGCTAATGGTACGACTATAGCTCTACAACCAGGACAATCGTACACGGTTATTCCAGCTACGACTACTCCTGTTAGTGTAGCGTCTCTCAGTCCAGCTCATAAATTCACCGCTGTCCAATGGTCGTAGCATGGCTGATGTAACCCCTTTTGATGTCCTAGGTGCAGGAGCCGGTGGACCTCTTGCTCCACCTACTCCATGGCTCCAACAAGTAGGATATATTTCTTATCCTGGTGCAGTTGTAATTGGATCACCAACAGGTCTGGGGCAAGGTGTTGGAACTCTAAATGTTCAAACTCTTTTTATTAATGGAGCTCCAATAAATCTTAGTTTATATTTTCCTTATACTGGTGGTACACTGACAGGAATGTTGACATTATTTGCAGATCCTACTGCTGCATTACATGCAGCGACTAAGCAATATGTAGATGCTAAAGTCAACGCCAATTTCAGTAATTTCGCAAATTATCTACCTTTAGTTGGTGGTACATTGACAGGTCCATTAATTCTATCTGGAGACCCTACGGTGAATCTTAATGCAGCAACCAAACAGTATGTGGACAATAAATTCACGGGGCTCATTGCTGTACCAGATGCACCATCGGATGGAACTAATTATGGTCGTGGTGGTCCTGTCGGTGGTCCAAATATATGGATGAATACATTTGATCCGGGAACTTATTGATGGCTAATATACTAAAAATCCTGCGTTCAATAACCGCTGGCAACCGTCCTGCTGGAAGAACATATGGTGAACCATATGTCAATTTTGCAGATAATCAACTCGGTGTTTTTGACTCAAGTAACGTGGCTAGAGATTTAATCGGTGTTCCATATTTTTCAACAGCTACTTCTTACGCAAAGGGTGTTACAGTTAATTATCAAGGACTACTTTACGTCTCTCAGGTTGCAGTTTCTCCAGGTGCATGGAATGCAACGCAATGGTCAGCGCTCATTTCTGCAGCATCTAACCTTCAGCCGTATGCTTTCAATGGCGGGACAATTGCGAATAATGCAACTAATCCAAATACTACTATTGATATCGATATATGGCAAGGTGCAAATTCAAGCAATACATCGGCATTTTCAATTCCTGCAATATCTAAGACGACAGCGACTTGGGCAGCGGGGAGTGGAAATGGGGGCCTTGGTCCTGGATTGACATTAACGGCGAATGCTTGGTATCACGTTTATGCTGCGATAGTGGCTGGTGTTGCTGATGCATTTTTTGATACTACTTTTCCGCCAACGCATCAACCTGTAGGAACAACGCTTGTTCGGCGACTTAATTCCATCAAATTGACTGGAACAAATATCAGAGCCTTTCTTACAAATGGAAATATGACACAATGGCAACAGG